GAAACCACTTTTTTATTTCTTCTGTCGTCGGTTGTCGTTCTTTGAACTTTTGCCAACCACCTAGTTCTTTTGGTGGGACTTTATTATGGCGCAGTAATGGTACAGGACTATAACCACTTTCCGCATACGCAAGAGCGAGTTCCAACGCAGTATCCTGCGCGGACGCTTTGACGTTTAGCACTATTCAACCGTTTCACTTTTATCTTTTAACTCATCTATGGGACCGTAAATAGAAAAGAAATCCAATTTGCCCCCAGATGCCACTATTATCTTTTTAGCCTGCTCAGTAGATGGCTGTCTATTGCCATACCTCCAGGCTTTCACCGTATGTGGCGAACAATCAAATAGTTCGGCTGCTGTATCTATGCCTAAAAATTCAATATAACTACTTAGTGTTACTCGTTTCACTTCACGCTCCTTAAATTCAGGCTCCAATCCTTGACTGTATAAATCCATCAATTCTTTTTCGCCTAGTTGTTGTTGTCTATGAAAGTAATTAATCTTCCATTGATTCGGGTTGATTTTTGCTTTGTTCATCTGTACTATATGTCTAATTGTGTTTTCTTGTGATTGTAGCATGAAAACATTTACATTAACAACTGGAGAAAAAAATGAACACAAGTATCCAAGAACGCATCAAGTCACCGAGCGATTTAGTTGAGTCGCAAGGCGCCAAACTTTTAGTATACGGCGAAAGTGGTGCGGGTAAAACAACTCTTTGTCAAACGGCTCCTGGTAAAACATTAGTCGTTAGTATGGAGAGTGGTCTTCTTTCTATTAAGGATGCCCCAGATCTTGATGCAATCGAGGTCAAAGAAGCTTCTGAGATTGAAGAGATAGCTCAACTACTAGAAAACGGAACACTACAATACGATACCGTTTGTCTTGATAGTGTTACGGAAATGGCTGAAATCTTGCTTTCGCAAGAAAAAGCCAAAAGCAAAGATCCCAGACGTGCGTACGGAGAGGTTATCGAAGTGATGATTAAAACGATGCGTAGGTTCAGGGACCTACCTGTCCACGTCATATTTATTGCTAAACAAAGCAGAGAGCGTGACGAACAGACAGGAGCTTATCATTATCAACCGATGATGGTTGGCGCCAAGCTTCCTACGCAGATACCTTACTTTTTTGATGAAGTATTGGTTCTTCGTACGTTTGACGACGAAAATGAAGAAGGTAAAACCGTCACCTCAAGATGGTTACAAACGAGAATTGGACAGAACTATATTGCCAAGGATCGTTCAGGTAAGTTAGACGGGTTTGAGTCACCTGATCTAGCTAGTGTAATTAACAAACTCGGATTTGCAGGAGGTGCAGAATGAGTGACTTTGAAGGATTGGATATAGATTTGGATGCCGCAGAGAGTAGTTCTGCAATTCCAGAAGGTGATTACCCTGTTGTAATATTGTCTTGCGAAAAGACAACGTCTGCAGCTGGTAACGATTACTTGAAGTTAGAAGCTGAAGTAACAGGTGATAACTACGCTGGTTGGAAATTAAGAAAAAACTTCAATCTTTGGTATGTAAATGACGATAAACTAAAACAAGAAGAAATTAGAGGCTACGCCAATAATGACTTCGCTCGTCTAGCCAAAGCTGTAGGTTTTACCGAAGTTCCTAAAACTGCTTTGGAGTTTCAAGGTAAAACTTTTGAGGCTAGGGTTGTTATAGTAGAGGATCAAACTGGAGAGTATGGCCCTAGTAACGAAATCAAATCGTTTTTGCCTGCACAAAAAGGATCTAATCCAAGTGCGCCTAAAGCTGCTGATTTACCACCTAGTATGAATGAGTCAAACGATTCGTCTCCAGGTGAGGTTGCTACCCCCAGTAAACCTTCACTGTAATCGTTTCGGCTACGCTAGGAGTCGTTAGAGTGCCTTGCTCAACCTAGCACTTTCCGTATAAATCCCAATTCGTTTTTAAGATAGATAACCAATCGTCTATAGTCATAACGGCTATAGCTTGGTTGTCGCGTACCCAATCAGGATTGATCGCGTACAGAGGTATGCAAACTCGTATGGGTTTGCGGTTGTATTTGTAAATAAGCACAGGTATGTTGTCTTCGCAACTTGCACACACTTGTCGCCACCATTCAGGCTTTACCCAATCGCCTTCTTTGTAGAACTTACACTCTATCGCGTGGTTTGGTATTTGCAGGTCGCAGAGATCACGTTGCTGATATTGATCCAAGTTGCGTTTAGTTTGAAAGTCTATACCTTCCTCTATAAAAAAGTTATTGAGTATACGTACAACGTCTCTCTCAAACTGAGCGCCTTTGTTTCTGGAATTAATCTTGGCCATTTATTTTTTTTTATTAAGTCTATAATTTTCTTTGCTCTGCATATAAATTAACGCTCTTGTAACTTGCTTCAGTAATTTTTCTTGATCTTTTTTAGTTGGTATTGCACAAGAGGCACAATCACATACAATCCAAGCCGTAGTGCCTACTGGGGGTGGTCCATATTTTTTACATTTAATCTTGGCCATCTAAATCAAGTGTAACAACATTAGGACTGTTATAAATACTTGGCTTCTCACCTTTCAAGTGTCGCATATAAGCGTGTAGATGTTCTTCCATAGTCAGCCAAGCCACGTCCATTTGTTCGTTAGTTATCTTAAATACTTTACTAGCGAATGGTTGTTTTTTTTCTTGCGCGACAAAGACAAACTCTTTGACTTTGTATCCCGCAGCTTCCATACCCCTTCTGTACCAAGCAGCCTGTTCTGCATATCCGTACTTCAATACAGATTCTTTGAACGACTCAGGACTGCAAGAGTAAGTGGTCTTGTAATCGACAACGACTATCTCATAATCCTGGTGTAGTCCTTGCGGTTTACAGATGATGTCTGGTCTGCACTTACACAACACGTCGTCTTCAAACCAATAGAAAGATGCTTCGGGTATCTTACCGTCGCCGTCTAGATACATCTTGCCTTCTTCAATCATATAAGCATCCATTTGACTGATAGCGTGCATATCGGCTTCATTAATTACAACTAAGCCTCTGTCTAAAAACTCTTGTTTCATTTCTTTGTTGGCTTTTGTATACGGAGATCCAAAGATCACGCCTACATTATTATGAAAGGCTTCATCGCCCTCTACTAACATATAGTGAGCAGCAGTACCGAAGTTCATTGCAGGTGTAGTTTCTTGTTCTACTTCAAGCGCGTGTATTTGGCTTTCACCAAACTTACGAAAGAAGCTGGAACTCTTACCGACATCAGAGTGGTAAAGTTCGTTAGGTATATCAAAGACAACAAGTGCGTTGCCTTTCTGAGTTGGTTCATATTGTTCTAGTTCAGGTATATTCATTTTCCTTGTCCTCTATATGCAGACTTACCGCGCATACGGCGTTTGCTTTTATTCATCGTACTTGTCCCAAGATTCTTAATACCGATAGAGGTACGCTTACCTCTTGCTCCTGTATTGGATGTACGTTCTATATTTGTATTAGCTTTTCTCATTATCTTCTCCTTTAATATCGTTAAAATCATCAAAACAATCTATAATTTTATTCCAAGTGTTATGGTTAAGAGTTTTAGTTTCTTTTGCAAAAGCCTCTAACGTCCTCCAGTTCACTACATCAAACATATCTGCCATAGCTTTCCAAGCACCAGAATCACTATATCTTTCAAAATACTTTTCGTCGGTTAATTGAGAATGTAAATTTAAAAGAAAAGATCTAGTTTTGTCTGCTTTTCTTCGTCTGTACATTAAAGAGTCGAAGTATTTTTTTTCGTTTTCTAAATCAAATTTTTCTTTTTTCATCAGAAAGGTATCTCGTCATCTACGTCCCAAGTCTGTTCTCTATACACACGTTTAGTATCTTCTTCTTGTTGTCGTTTCTCGTAAGCAGCTTGCTTCTTAAACATATCTATAAAAGGTGAATCCTCTTCGTATTCTAACAAAGTGGTCTGCACTACGTTGTCGCTGTAAAGTGGTTCAGGCCAATAGCCTATATCATTCTTGATACGTAGCATATTCTGGCTGACCGTTTCGCGTGGATTGTATTGGGGCTTTTGTATGGCTTGCCAATATTCTTTAATTGGTTTCAACTCCTGGTCGTCGCCAATAAATGTAATATCAAACTCTGTCTTGTCGTAAGGCAGATAGATAAATGTACCGTCTTTCTTTTTGAAAGGGTAACATCGTATGGGTTTACCTACTGTCATTTTTGAGCGCCTCCTTGTAAGCCAATTCAAATACATACGGATGATGCTTCAATACATAGATCATAGCTTCCGTCATTATATTTATAGAGCGGATGTCTTCAAACAGTTGGTTTACGTGGTCTGGTTGAGGTGTCCCTATCTGGTCCTTTGCTTGTTCGGACAAAGTATCATCAATTAATTTATCTAGTTCGTTCATAGTTTTCTCCAAATGATTTATATAATCATAAACAAAAAACTTGCACACGTAAAGAAAATATATATACTATCTGTAAATTACTTAGGAGAAAGTGAAATGCAAATAAGTTTATATGAATTTGAAGTGATAGAAGCGGTAGCTCAATATTGCAAAAAAGAACATGGTATTAATATAGATGTGAATTGTATTGATGATGTATCTATAGAATACCAAGAGCGCGAACGTGTTTATAAAAAGCACAAAAACGGTAAGACCAAAATGGATGAACATGGTTATCCAGAAGTGGATTGGAAAAATTCACCTTTGAAAACTAAATATATTTCTTTTGGCGAAATGTCTGAAATACACATCAGCATTCTGTAAATTATTTAGGAGATAGATATGGCAAAGCCAAAAATAAATAAAGAAGAGATACACGATCAACTTTGGTTTGATTTGTTAGACGTAACAGAAAAAGCACAAGAACTAGGCATACCGCATGTGGTACAGCTGGGCATACAGTTTTTTACACGGATGGCCCTTGATTGCGCTCCTGATGAAGTCGAAGCATTAGGTATAGTGATGGAGGCCGTTAAAGTTACAAAGTCTACTGATGAATTAGAAGAGTTAGAGTGTACGTGTGATGAGTAAGTATAGATACCACACATACGACGGGTATGATCACATATTGTCTGAAGTTAGATATTTAATTAAGACTTACGTACCCGCAGATCATACCAAGAAAGTTTTAGAGAAAATAGATTACCTAGAGGTCAGTATTGAAGAAACCTTGTCAGGTCGCGCAGATATGGCGGAAGAAATATTACGGGATGATTTTGAATGAAAGAAGTCAAATTACCTACAAACTATCCTAGAAGGCCTGCTAAAAACAAAATAATTTCGGCTAGAGTTGATGAAAACCGTTGGCAAAAATGGGAAAAATTACAATTAAAACATGATAAGTCTGTAGTAATACGTCCCTCTGACTTGATGGAGTATATGATCGATTATTTCTACGAAGAAGTGTATGGAGAAGATAAATGAACACCTTCTACATAACAACTGAACACCATACGGACCCTGTCGAGTATGGTTTTCAAGATGCGGTCATACATGAAGCGAACAATTGGAAGACCTGGATACCGAAAGTATCGGATATAAAAGTCAGAACTAAATTAAATAAAGATGTTAAGGTTCTTGTCAGGCGAGAAATACATCAAGACATATTGGAGTGTGAAAGTGAGTAAAATAAAAAAAGAAAAACTTAGATTGCGCAAGCTTAGTTTGAAAGATGGTTCTGTTGTCAATTATACAAAAGACAAACAGGGTGAAATACAGTATTTTCCAGAAAAAGGTCTGGATCCCAAGATAATGAAGGCTAGGTGGGATGAGCTATACGAGACTGTATATAAAAGAGCGGAGACTCATTAAGATGCAGTATAATCAAACGTCAAGAATATTAACTGGGGGAAATATGAATGAAGAGGCCCTAATTCAACAGATTGTAGCTAATTTTAAAAAGCTGAACGAAGAAGACAAACTCTACGTACTAGATAGTCTGAAGTTCATTCAAGACAATCCTAATCTGGTGGTATTGAAGAATGAAGATAGTCAATAAATACACCTGGATACAATTCTACGAAGTAAAACGAGGGAAGCGTTATAAGAAGTATATGAAGGTATTGACGCAACCCGACGACTCGAGAGAAGCAATACATACGGCTTCTATAAAATAATAGATATGCAGTTGCACTCTTTCTCCGTAAGAAGGTAAACAAATGGCTCGAGGTACAGTCAG